AAAAAAATAGTTATATCAAAAAGAACAAAAAGGAATCTAATACAAAAGATAAAACCGAAGATCTAACTTCTTTGATTGCGAAGAATCATGAGATAAGTGAGAGAGAAGTTCGAATGTATCACGATCTCTTTGGCAGTTGACTTATACGTAAAAATTAATAATTATAATAACATATGCAAGCAAATATTGATTCTCTCCACCCTGAACGCGGACTTATTCAACTATCATCTGACGCGTCAGTAGATATTGATGTCGATGATTACAAGCTGACTAGACTCCATGGTGATGTTTTACTATGTGAATTTATCGACGTTTCAGAAGATGGTGATAGTATTTTAAGAAATGGTATCTTTGTACCGATACACTCTCAAACAAAGGCATGGAGAAAGGCCCGCGTCGTTCTAGCAGGTACAGAAGCTAAATGGACAAAAGAGGGTGAGATTGTTATGTTCCCTCACAACTATGGAGTTGAGATTTCTAAAATTGAAGTTGGGGATTATGGTAAAGTTAAACAAGGAGTTTTCTTGAATGAATCACGTATTTTCGGTGCATGCGAACCAGTAGCAAATGAAGATAACGAGAAGTAATTTACAATCTATTTTACTAGACAATGTAGCGGAGATTAGGTTTCGTCGTCGTACGAGCGATCCAACAAGAGCGCCATATAGAACGATGTTATGTACTAATAGTAACTCTTTACTTTATAGTACTAATGGTAGAACAACACTAAACTTTAGCCCACCTTCGAAATCCTTAAAATATAATCCTCTATCTAAAAATATTGTTGTTACATGGGATATTTTAATGCAAGATTTTAGAGCTGTATCTATGGATGATTGCGAGCTATTGCAGGAATATCCGGCTGATGATGAGTTTTGGAAAGTCTTTAATGAAAAATTTTACGTGATGTCTCCAGAGCAAAAACTACTTTATATGAACGCATGATAAATACAGAGAAATTAGAAAAATCTATATCCCACCTTTTACAAAGAAGTGTTCAATTTAAGGTTGGTGATAAAATTCTCCGGAAGGGTAAGCTTATAATTTTTAAAGTAAAGGATTTTTATATAACCTTCACTATTATAAATGACAGAGGGGAGACCAAATATTATGATTTACCATACCCGTTTTCTGTAAATGTTACAGATACAGGCGCGGAGCTAGATTATACTCTTGATAGTTTATCGAATGGCAATAAAATGTTGCTCTATAGATTAAAAGTTCTTAACCGAGTTAAAAAGAATAAATTATATGACAATATTCTCAGCATATCAGAAGTTGTTTAATTTTAAAATTTAAGCCGAGGGAATAGCATTGGCATATCATACTACTCATTTAGAGTAGCGTCTTAGATGTGTTGGAGATTTAAATACCTCTCCCCCCTTTTAATAAAACTATTGATTTACTAGAATAATATACTACAATATATATTATGTCTCTTATTTCTAAGTTTCCGAGCGGTTTTCAACCTCGCCCGGGTCAAATTAAATTGGTTAATGATATTGAGAAAGCGTTTGAAGATTACGATTTTGTGATATGTAGCGCGCCAACAGGTACAGGCAAATCGTTCCTCGCGAAGACCTTAGCGAATGCTAGCAAGGAACCAGCCCCGGATTTTGTAGATGATGTTGTTACGTATAGAGCATTTTCACAAACTCATGAAGAGGAGTACGATCATCAAGGGGCCTCGGTGTTGACCATAACAAAAGCGCTACAAACTCAATATAAATTCCTATTTGAAGATGCAGAAGAGCTTAAAGGTAAGAACAATTATGTATGTGAGGTAGACCCTAATGTAGATGTTGAAATCGGGCCATGCGTTTATTTACCTAAAATAAAAAAAGATTGTTGGAAAAAAAATATATGCCCATATTACAACCAACGTAATGAATCTTTAGTTAGTAAGTTTTCAGTTTATAACTATAGTATGTTTCTAGCGCTCCCTCATGAGCTTAAAAAGAAAGAGTATTTAATTTGCGATGAGGCGAGTGAGCTTGAGGATCAAATTGTTAAGCATTTTTCTCTTAATTTTACTAGCAAGACTTTAAGATACATGGATGTAGATAGTAAGATGCCGAACATAACAAACTATAATAAATTCTATAGTTGGCTTGTAACGTTGGATTCGGAAATCTCTGATAAGGTTACTGAGCTTCTACAAAAGATTAACTCGAAGGATAAATCTGAAAAAGATGTAACGCGGTATAAAGCAATTACCCGGTTTAATGATAAACTCAAACTTATTATTAACTCATGGGAGGACTGTGAGTATGTACTAGATAAGAGGGATGATTTAGTAACGATTGTACCTCTTCATATATCTTCTCTTACCTCGGAGATTTTTAGATATGGTAAGAAAATATTATTAATGTCGGCAACGATTATTGATCCGAAAAAATTCGCAACGTCGTTAGGAATTGAAAGGTTTAAATATATTGAAACCCCATCTCCATTTGATGCATCAAAATCACCGATATATGTATCAAATAAATATAAGTTAAATTATCAAAATATAAAAACTAATTTACCTAAAGTATGTGATATTATTCAAGAAATTTGCGATCACCATAAGGATGAAAAAGGAGCAATACATACCCATACTAGTTATATCACCTCATTTTTAAAGGAAAACTTACAAGGCGATAGATTTCTGTACCGATTTGAAGATATCAATAATGAAAAACTAATCGAGGATCATATTAAATCAAGAAAAATACCTACAGTTTTAGTAAGCCCCTCTATAACTCACGGTGTAGATTTAAAACATACTCTGGCTAGATTTCAAATAATTGTTAAATTACCATATATGCCTCTAGGAGATAAAAGGATTAAACAATTATTCGATATTGACTCAGACTGGTACACTAATAAAATGATTAGTTCCTTAGTGCAGGCAGCTGGGAGAGGGGTAAGAAGTGTCGATGATTGGTGTGTTACCTATATACTCGACGGAAATACGACTAATATTCTTAAGAGATCGAAAAACAAATTACCTAAATTCTTTCTAGAACGACTACAATAGATAAATAAAGATAGTGGAAAGTCGAGCTTTTAGTTGGGAAGTTAAGGATATCATTACGCAGTTTATTGCGGCGTTTGATGATGTTGTTATAGGTAGATATAATCGCGATAGAGAAGAGCAAGATAAAGTAGAGGTAGGGTATATCTATCAACCAAAGCGACGCGTCATTCATGATCTGCAGAATAGAGCTCAAAATTTAAAGCTCCCCATGGGAGCGATTGTTATAAACAGTATAAGCCGAAACTCAGAAAGAGCGTTCAATAAAGTAGAAGGATTTACATACCCGGGAGTGAGAGATCCATACAAGCCTGGTCCAAACTCTGTTAAAATACCTCCCGTTGTTCCAATAGATATATCTGTTACGCTATCATTGATAGCTTCATATCAAACAGATATGGATCAAATTATAAGTAATTTTGCTGCTTATGCTAATCCATATATAATGATTACATGGAAGGTACCGACTGAGTTTGGGTTGCCTGATATAATGCCTATCAACACAAAAGTGGAATGGGATGGTAATATTGCTCTCGACTATCCGGTTGATGTAACCCACTCAGAGAGATCTGTTATAACAGCAGACGCTAATTTTACAATTCAGGGATGGTTATTTAAAGATTCAAATTTAGACCCTGTAAAGAATATATTTTTTATAGATGCAAACTTTCATAATAATAAAATATTATCAGCTGGAAATTTTATAGGGTATGATGATTATGCGGCATTGTCTGGATATGACTATAATTATAGCGAGGGTGAAATATCTATAACAGACGTTGATGTTGCGAGTGTTTCTGGTTCACCTACACTCACTAATATATTTTACTCTGTATCTGGTAAGGATAGCTTCCCAATATTAAATCAAGGCTATACTATTAACGACCCAGGTACTATAATTGTTTATGGTAAAAGATTTAATGAAACTACAAATGTGCTGCTGAGCAGCTCTGGATCGACTGTTTACGGATCGCTAACATCTTTGACTAGCTTTGATTATTTTCCTGATGCTTCAGGCGCTATCCTACCAGATAGTTCGTATAGAGTAATAACAGATAATGTAATGGAGATATATTTACCTGCGCTAAGCTCAGGAACATTTGATATTTTAGTAACAACACCGGCAGGGTGGGATACATCTTATAGCGCTATGTCTGGTAATTTCACAAAACAATAATAAATATATAGTATAATGGCAAAAGATTTTAAAGGAGCGGGAAAAGACTCTACATTTGGACGTAATTTAATGA